CGCCCATTGTGAGTCATATTCGCCCTGACTTTCCAGAACCATACGGACTGCCCGTTGACGGACTTCAGGGGAAAAACGAGTATTTTTAGTCATCCTGTTTACCTCTTTCTCAGGAAGTTTAGTCTCCAGGATTCCCGGGGCGGTTCAGTGGGAGCGAGTCTGCGCCGCGCTGCGGGAGCTGAACAAGCACCGGGATATTGTTCGACAGATTGTCGATTCATCCGGTCGTATTGTGTCGGAAAAGTGATTGCCGGAGGCGCTTATGGCGAAACCTTTTACACACGAACAGCGGGAAGAACTGAAGGCACGAATTATCGGATTGGTACGCAAAAATGAACGCATGACGATATCGCAACTGGAGAGAGCGACGGGAGCAGGCTGGCATTCAGTCAGACGTTGCCTTGTGGATGTACTGGCTTGTGGCGATTTATACATGTCCGGTAAATACGGTGTTTTTGCATCAGAACAGGTGTATCGCGTATGGCGTAAGACACCGGAGAAAACAACTGACCAGACATTGATTCGAAAGTTACCAGACGGAGAAATTCGCCGCTACGATAGACGCCTGAACATAATCTGTCGCGAGTGCCGGAATAGTGAAGTTATGCAGCGCGTGCTGGCTTTCTATCAGGGGAATTTTCAGGAGGCGGTACTGTGAGTAAATTAGCTATCAGGCTTCAATTGTCGCTGGCATTCGCATCAAAGGAGAATGAGATGACCACTTTTACAAAAGAGCAGTTAATCAGTCATGTTAGTGAAAATGTAAAGGCGATGAAATTTGCAGTAAAACAGACAGCATTCAAAAATTCTCTCGAGGCAATTGAGTTGGATTTAGCACTGGCCCTTGTTGCTCAGGCTTCGCTGGAAGCAGAGCCCGTGCTTTATATGAATCGATTTACCGGAAAGACATTCTCACTGGAAGAGCAACCCGGTGCTGATAAGGAACCGGAAATATACGTGCCGCTATATGCTGCCCCGCCAGACAGCGCCGCCATGCTTCAGGCTGGAAACTTTCGGGAAAAGAAGGGTTCGTCAACCAATAATTTTCGGGAAATCTCGGAAACGTCAACCAACCATCCGGTAACTCTGGATGGTTGGATAAGCTGTAGTGAGCGAATGCCGGATGACGGTCAGCACGTAATTATTTTATGTGATGGCGCATTCGTTCTTTATGCGCAATATCGAGACGGTGAGTTTTTTGATGTAGTCCGTGATGGTGATGAATTTTTCGAAACACAGAGCCGCAATGTAACCGACTGGATGCCGCTACCAGAACCGCCGCAGGAGGTGCGCCAATGAACTGGCCTGAAGCATTTGCAATTACAGGCGTTGCTATGGCTATCACCTTTTTAGTATATGTTATTTGTCGGTGGGGGTAAAAACGTTCGCCGGGATTAACACCAAAGGAGGGAATATGTCGGATGATATATCACTGGCAATGGAAGGTGCGCTGGCTGTTATTGCTGTTGTGGGCGTTTACTGCCTGGTTGTGTTTTTGATGGATCGACTAGGGAACTGAATTCATTACGATATGGGAATTCCCATATCGGGTAAAAACGGTTTGCGGTAAAGCGAGAGTTAAGTAGAATTGCTGCGGGTGCTTGAGGCTGTCTGCCTCGGGCATGCCACCGTAAGGCAGACAGAGAAAAGCCCCAGTTAACATTACGCGTCCTGCAAGACGCCTAACATTAATCTGAGGCCAATTTCATGCTAGACACATGTAGGTTAGCCTCTTACGCGCCGAAAGGCAAGGAGAAGCAGGCTATGAAGCAGCAAAAGGCGATGTTAGTCGCCCTGATCGTCATCTGTATTACCGTCGTAGTGACGGCACTGGTAACGAGGAAAGACCTCTGCGAGGTACGAATCCGAACCGGTCAGACGGAGGTTGCTGTCTTCACAGCTTACGAACCTGAGGAGTAAGAGACCAGGCGAGGGAGAAATCCCTCGCCACCTCTGATGTGTCAGGCATCCTCAACGCACCCGCACTTAACCCGCTTCGGCGGGTTTTTTCACTTACTGTGGTTGTGAATACGATTGGTATTAGGCTATGCTAACAACATTAGCCTGACTAATTTTGTATTGACTTGATTTTTGTTAAAGAACAGGACGGAGAAGTAAGGGTACACCCAATGAGCTACGCACTAAAAAAACACCCGCGATTGACTATTCCCCCTCGCGATAAAAGCGTTGTGGCAGCTCCGCGCCCGGCTATCGATGAAAATTGCACTCATCGTGAGCAGGTGAAAAATGCTTTCGATTTCGGTTTTTCTCGTTACGAGAAGGCAATGGAAGAACTTTCAAAAGTGTAATGATGGGTATTGTGCTCTATGGCTGAGATTGTTGAAGGAGTGCACTACCTTTCGTTTGATGATCTTACCGAAATTAATCGCCTTTTAATTGAGCTTCAAACACCAGATGAACCTGTTAGTGTGCTGAGTGTTGATAATTTAAGTTCTTCTCAGTCTCGTCCCAGCATGGTTCGATGGTATGAACAGACTAATGACATGTTTGTACTGGCATCAGTATTGATTGAAAGTCTGATTCAGAATCATCCATTTGCTAATGCAAACAAACGAACAGCTATGATGGCTGGTTATGTCTTCTTGTTGTTGAATGGCTATGAGTTAACAGCACCAGGCGATGAAATCGTGGAAATGGCAGAGGGACTGGCCTGCAAAACCTATACTCGAGAAGATCTCGAGAACTGGTTGTGTTATTGGTCTCGTGCGTATGACAGCCGGGAATTATGTAAAACAGGCGCAACTATTGTTTTGTATGAAACTATCAAGCTTAAAATAGAACAGCAAAACTAAAGGTGCTTCTAATGAAAACCCGCTTCGGCGGGTTTTGTTGTATTGGAGTATCATGATATTACCTGGATCCCGTTTTTCTCTACGACTGAAAGAAGGCGAAGAGCGGCACCTCCCGGCCGTTTTACACCACGTTCCCAGTCTGATATCAGGTTTTTACTGACGTTGAGGTATCTGGCAAAAACAGGTTGAGACAGATGCTCTCGTTCGCGCAGTGCACGGATCCTTTCCGGAGACATTACCGGCGCTGGCTGGAGACAAGTTTCATCGAATTCTCGCATAGTCTGTTTCGTTACTGCGCCGATATCATGAAGCGATTCCATCATTTCATGTACGGATGCAAGCGCATCACTGCGGTAATTTTTACTCATTGGGTACCTCCGTAAACTGACCCTGTAGAATCAGTTGTGCCAGTTGTTCATCTGTTAGATTGAGTACGTGAGGAGCCGCCTTCCGAAATGCACTTTCCGCAGTAGCGGTTATATTTTCACGTTCATTTTTTGCGTATGCATATACGAAAAAGGCCCTTGTGCCGACGCGATAGAAAATGATTGTGCGATAACCGCCAGATTTGCCGCCACCGACTCGTGGCAGACGTTGCTTGATAACGCCGTTACCCAGGTTTGCTGAGATAAGCCCGTTATCAGCCTGTTTAACAATTTCGCGCAGTGATTGGTCGGATATTTTGTTTTGCGTGCAAATCGCTCAAACCAGGCGTTTTTAAAAATGCGCATTTTTTGTTCCGTTATTAATGTATAACACATAGTGTTACATTGCGTAGGGATCTGCAATGCCATCAGTTTGACAACGTCGCGTGTTCGGGGCTATATTCCTCACGCGCCAGCAAAACCTGGCGTCGGGATTAGCACCCCGGATATCGAAACGGTGCATAACCGCGCTGGCGGTTTTTTTATGCGCTAAGCACAGTCACATTCGCGATTTATGGCGGGCTGTGTGGGGGAGCCGAAAGGCTCGCCGGATGTTTCGACCGGTAGTGCTAACCCCGCACAGTTCGCCACCACGATGATTAGCACCTGACGGTGGCGAGGTAAAAATTATCGAAACGCGAGGTCATTATGGCTGTTCAAATTTCTGTCGAAAACCTTTCCCCTGTTACCTATAACCAGATCCCCGTAATTACTACTGAACTGTTGGCTCACCTTTACGGAACAAAAATCAAAAACATTTCTGATAACTTTCTGAACAACACGACGCGATTCATGCCCGGAAAGCATTACTTTAAAATTGAAAAAAACGAATTACGCGAGTTTAAGAACAGACCCGAAACAATCGGGTTAGTTGGTAAAAATGCCCGCTCCCTCATCCTCTGGACAGAACGCGGCGCAGCCCGTCACGCAAAAATGCTCGAAACCGATCGGGCGTGGGAGGTATTCGAAAAACTGGAAGACTGCTATTTCAGCCAGGGAAAAACAGCACCAACCGAACAGCAGCCGCAGATTCAGCCACAATTCACAGCCGAAGAAATCATCCTCCTTTGCTACATGCAGCTCTGGATGGAAAAAGCCCAGGACATCAGCAAACACCTGTATCCCATTATGAAAGAGCTGAACTCCTCATACACGAACAAGCTGTATGACATTGCGTTTGAGACCATCTACATGGTGACGAAGAACAGAGACGCGCTACTGAGGGAGGTAACACGTCTCGACATGTCAAGTTCCGTTATCCAGCGGGCCATGCCAATGCTGAAAAGCCTGCGGGCAAGACAATTTGAATTCTGAAACTAAAGGAGCTTCGGCTCCTTTTTTGTTGGGAAAATCCAGTGAGAGGGAATAATGAACCAGACTATCTTCCTCCGAAGTAAGCAGCAGCAACAATTCGCCATTAACGCCATCCTTGCAACAACTCTCGATAAAGACAAACCCGTTACGATCCGCATCACCGATTACAAGCGGAATCTCGATCAAAATGCCAAATTTCACGCGATGGTCGCTGATATCTCCCGACAGGTTCAGTGGTGCGGCAGATGGCTAAAACCAGAACAGTGGAAAGTTTTGTTAATCAGCGGTCATGCCGTGGCGACAAAACAGGAAGCTGATGTTTTGCCTGGTCTTGAAGGTGAATACGTCAATATCCGCGAAAGCAGTGCGCAGATGAGCGTGAAGCGTATGGCAAGCCTGATTGAGTACACAACTTCCTGGGCTGTGGAGCAGGGTGTCAGATTTACCGACAGGAGGTATGAATGAGACGACAGCGACGAAGCATTACCGATATAGTCTGTGAAAACTGCAATTACCTTCCAACGAAACGTTCCAGAAATAAACCCAGGCCAATCCCAAAAGAATCTGACGTTAAAGCCTTCAATTACACGGCTCACCTGTGGGATATCCGGTGGCTAAGACATCGTGCGAGGAAAACAAGGTGATTGACGTGATGATTTATTCGGGGCTATATTCCTCACGCGCCAGCAAAATCTGGCGTCGGGATTGGCGTCCTGGATAGAGACCGCGACAGATACACGCCGCGAGCGTGTTTTTTATTGTCGTATGCACGCGCACATCTGAATTATGGTGGGCTGTGTGGGGGCGGAGAGATCCGCGCCGGTCGGTTTCCCGGTTACGCCAACCCTGCACAGTTCACCACCAGACGATTGGCGTCGTCGGTGGTGAGTTATTAAGAAACCACTCGAGGGCGTCATTATGACAACTCAAATCTCTGTTGAAACACTCTCCACGATTACTTACAAGCAGATCCCCGTTATCACTACCGAACTTTTGGCGCACCTTTACGGCACAGAAGCTATTCGTATTCGCCAGAATCACCACGAAAACAAAGGTTGAACCGCCCCGGGTTTCCTGGAGAGTGTTTTATCTGTGAACTCAGGCTGCCAGATCATCGTTTCCGATGGAAGCATAATAAGCTTTTTCTGCTTCTGCCGGAGGAG